AAACGTATTGACTTCATGTACACAGAACAAGGGCAAAAGGAGATGAAGTGTGCGGCAAAGGGTGGGGAGTGGTTACATGAAGGGTATAGTTCAGGTTGGGAGAAAGTGTATGACAAAACAGGCAAACTAATAAGTGAAGGTGCATCCAGCATAGAGCTCAAGAACGGCTGCTACTCTACCAAGTCAGAGGAGGTTAAGATAGAAATATAAACAATATGATATGCTTTAAACACGAACCTGGCGATATAGTATACTTAACAAATCCACCAATCTATACGTGTAGAAATTGCGGGGAAGAGTACACACAAGAAAGTAATGATATGCGAGCGCGGATATACACACCCGAGGAATTAGCCAAGCTTATGGCCGATATGCAGCCTCAAAAGCCTAAGGAAATATAAACATGTACATATCAACAACAACACTGATACTAGGAGGGTTACTAGGGGTAGTATCACCAAGGACATTATTCTTTGCAGTAGTGCTGTATGCAATCTTTTCCTAAGCCTAACTATTGCTTATTGACAACCATGAACATAGCAAGTGTGATTTAAGTTATCCCCAATCAACTATTTACATAACCCAACGCTAGGATATACTAATAATATCAATAGAGAAACAAATAAGACACTCATATTGAATATAGTATATGACATTAAGTGTTAACGAAGATGACGGTACTCTTAATATAAATATAGGTAAGGTTCGTGGATGCTTTATATGTGACCAAGACCTTAGCGCTAGTGCATGGAACAAGAAGGCACAACCTATAGTAAATCTTTTTGGTTTCAATTGGTCAGACCTTAATCGATAATTAGCAACATGGAAAAGGTAAAAAACGAAGCAGCTGTTGCACTAGGTTCTATCAAGTCTGAAAAAAAAGCAAAAGCTAGTAGAGAAAATGGTAAAAAAGGCGGTAGACCAAGGAAGTTTTACAAACAAAACTATCTTGCAGAAAGCCAGCAATAAAAGCTGGTTTTTTGTTTGAGTAGACACCAATAGCCTATTCGTTGTAGAATGTGGGTATATATGGCACACCCAGGAGGAAGACCAACAGTAATAACAGATGAAGTAATCCGCAAACTTGAGGAAGTTTTTGCGTTGGGAGGTACAGACCTTGAAGCATGTCTTTATGCTGGTATATCAAAGAGCGCATTTTACGACTATCAACAGGAAAACCCAAAGTTTCTGGAGAGAAAAGAGGCTTTGAAGGAAACACCTATTTTGCGAGCTAGAACAACGATAATTAACAGTCTTGAAAACCCAATACACGCCCAGTGGTACTTAGAGCGTAAGAAGCGTAACGAATTTAGCACAAGGACTGAAACAGAGCACAGTGGGGCCATAAATATCCAACTCACAAGTGAACTAGCTAACAAGTACGATGTTACAACTAACACAGAGCCAATCAATAATAGCGAAGGACAATCACAGGTTCAGAGTTCTTAGATGCGGTCGCCGTTTTGGTAAAACCTCCTTAGCGATTGAGGAGATGTTCACCTTAGCTTTTGCTAGGAAAGGTAGACGTGTATCGTACTACGCACCAACACGAGACGACGCAAGGGAAATCACATGGGCAGAACTTATAACAAGGTGCGAGCCAGTCATCATAAAGATGAATGAAACCTTGCTACAGATAACCATAAGGACGGTTGATGAAGGTAAGTCAACCATTACTCTCTACGGATGGGAAGCTCTTAAAGAACGTGGCAAAGGACGTGGACTAGCAAATGATTTCATAGTGCTTGATGAAGTACCGACATATAAAGATTTTTGGGTAGGGTGGGATGAAGTTCTCTCACCAACGCTTATCGACCGACGTGGCAGTGCAATGTTTATCGGCACACCACAGGGATACAACCATTTTTATGATTTAAGCTTACGTGAAGCCACAGACCCAGATTTCAAGTCATTCCACTTCACCACGTACGACAATCCCCATATCCCAGTTGATGAAATAGAGCGTGAGAAGCGAGCTAAGCCAGACACCGTGTTTAGCCAAGAGTACCTTGCTCTATTCACCAAGCGCCAAGGGCTTGTATACCCTGATTTTGATAGAAAGAAACACATATTCGACGACAAGACACCGTACAACAAGATAGAGCGAATTGCAGGTGTGGACTTTGGTTTTAGAAACCCAGCAGTAGTACTCTCCATTGATGTTGATAACCGTGGCATATATTGGATACGTGAGGAATGGTATAAGACAGAAAAGCTCAATGCTGAAGTAATAGAATACGCTGGTACAATCAATGCAAACGTCTTCTACCCAGACCCAGCAGAGCCAGACCGTATCGAGGAGATGAAACGTGCAGGGTTAAACGTGCGTGAGGTGGTGAAAGATGTTCACGTGCGTATTGATAAGGTTACAGAACTCATACGTGCAGGCCGAGTACGTGTGCATGAAAGTTGCAAGAATACCATTATGGAATTTGAAACATACTCTTGGAGGAATGACCTACCAGGCCCTAAAGATGCTGTGCTTAAAGAGAATGACCACGCAATGGACGCTATGGGAATGGCCCTTGTAATGCACAGTAAAAACACAGGCAACTCATTCGAGTATGGCGACTTTAACATGTATACGACGAACTACACTTGACAACACTTAACAAAAGTACTTGTGGTATGGTATGATTAGCGCATCTCATTTTTATATATTCTATTATGTCGACACAAACACAAACTCCACTGCCTAAGATGACCGAACAGCAAATCAAAGACGAAGCAATACGAATCGTAAATCAAGAAAGGACAAGATGGCAGGATGCAGTTTGTTTTGTAACAGACCGTGTAGCGTTTCAGATGCGTCCGCTCATTCGTAAGTTACGTAAGAACTATTGGGGTATATTTGATATTCAAACAGACCCACTCACAGGACGTGATAAAACATGGGTTCCACTTACTCGTGTTGCAGTTGATGCAAACGTAAAGAACGCCGATGTTGATACAAAGGACATTTCAACACGTGCAAAGAATAGTAAAGGATACACAGAAGCAAAGGTAGTGCGTGCGGTGCTCACAAACCACCTCCAGACCACTTATTTTGGTGAAGATATCGACCAGTTTATTTTGAATACGGCAATTGACGGTACTGGTGTGATGAAGTTTATTAAGGCATACGACAAGGAAGGTAAGCCATACTGTAAGCGTGTACAAGTTGACCTTTTGAATGTATATATTGACCCTAACGCAAAGAGTATTCAGGACGAGTTTCGTTTTACAGAGCGTGCACTAGCTCTACCTGATGAAATTGCAGCAATGGACTCATGGTGGGATACAGAAAACCTCATTGGCTCAACAACGGTGTCGAGAATTGATGGAAATTATACCTCTACAAGCAATGGTACTACTGCATCATACCGGGATTTGTGGGAAACGTGGGGTAAAATTCCTAAGTATTTGCTTACTGGAAATCCAAAAGATAAGGAATTAGTTGAAGGACACATTGTGGTATCAGGCCTAGAAGCTGCTGACCCTAAGTGTCACTACATTGAAGGAAACCCAGATGGAATCAAACCATACGAGGAATGGCAGTGGAAAAAGATTGCAAATCGCTGGTACGGTCTCGGTATTGCTGAACGCCTCCTTGCTCTCCAGGCATGGATGAACACAATCGTGAATATTCGCATTAACCGCTCATACGTTTCTCAGTTGGGCTTGTTCAAAATCCGCAAAGGTTCAGGCATCACACCACAAATACTCTCAAGACTTGGTGCAAACGGTGCAATTGTGGTTAATGACCCTAGTGATATCGAGCAGATGGCAGTGCAAGAAGCATCTCAAGCTTCATATGCTGATGAAGACAAGATTAATGACTGGGCACAGCGTGACTCAGGTGCATTTGATATTTCAGTTGGTGACCCAACCCCAGCGTCAAAGCCTGCAACTACCTCAGTTATAGAAAACAACGCTGCAAAAAGTGGCTTTGGTCTCATTAAGGATGGATTGGGTGCGTTCATTGAGCGCGCGGCTGACCGTCATATCCTCCCAGTGCTAGGCGAGACGATTAAGGTAAACGATGTTATTGAGCTTGTTAGTGACGACACAATGAATGAAATCATTGAAAACATTGTTGCTGCCGATGCTGATAATGAGCTCGAAAAGTTGTGGGCACGTGGCATTATTCCATCTCAAGAACAGATGATGCAGTCTATTGAAACGGCTAAGAAGAAGCTATCAGGCCGCCCTAACATTTTCCTTAAGACAGTGCGTCGAATGCTTGTGAAGCACACATACACACGTGTATTCGTTACGAACGAGACTATTGACCCTTCAGTGATTGTTTCAAACCTCACGTCAATCCTAAAGTTCCTCCCACAGCAGGTAATCCCAACTATTGTAAAAGAGATTACAGACCTCATGGGCCTCTCTATTGATTTCCCTCGTATGACCGAACAAGCTCCAGCACCACAGCTGCCACCACAGCAGGCAAATCCACAAAGCCCGTTACTTAGTGCAATGAATAACCCTCAGCCACAATCGACGGAAGCTAACACATTATAGTTATGGATAACAAGTTGCCAGATAAAGAAACAATAGAAGTAACACGAGTTGGTAATGACCTCAAGTCACTCATTGAAAGTGCAGGGTGGGCCATTGCTCGTGAACGTCTCATGAAAAAGATTGCAGGCATGCTTAACCTCATGACTATCGAGAGCCCTAACCCTAGTGTTATTATTCAAGAAATTGCAGCACGACAGTTAGCAGCAGCTCACGTTATTGAATGGATTAAAGACATCGAAGGCACAGTACACCAAGCAACAAGCAATGACGTCAAGAAAGAGATTAAAGACGAATACATATTCAGAATGTAAGGCATTGAGCCTCCACTTTTGGACTATTCCAGAGGCGGGGGCTTAATAGCAAAGGTCGAACCCGAATTATTAGAAAGCAAACTTAAACTTATGGACAATCAAAACAATCATCAAGACCCTTTCGCTGGTGGTATCGATATCGAATCATCAGACAGGACTGGAAATGTTACTGACAAGGCCAACTCTTTGTTGACCCTTGAGGAAATCAACAACCTTACGGGACGAAATTACAAAGACGTTGAAACTGCGCGGAAAGGTCTTACTGAAACCTACAAGTTCGTCGGTAAGGCTGGTAAATATGAATCTGAGGTAAAGAAGCTACAGGAAATTGTTGAAGAGAAGGATAAACTTCTCGGTTCTGAGCTCACTCAGGTCAAAGAAACGCTTTTCTACACACAAAACCCAGAGTACGCCCCATACAAGGACATTATTGCCTCAATGGGAAAGGACGCTGCTAAAGTGGTAGAATCAGAGACTTTTAAGAAGGTCTTTGAAGCAGTTTCACAGGCTGACAAAGCCAAGAAGTCTAAGTCTGTGCTTGAAACTAATCCACGTATTGGTGAAGCAAAGACTAAGATTGATGAAGCGAAAGCTCTCGTCGACAAAGGACGACATTCAGATGCTCGTGATATTGCCGTTCAGGCAGTGTTAGAGACCATGAATCTCGGCCAGTAGCTCATTGTATAAACCAATACGTAACAGTATATGGCTTCAGATGCAATCCTTCGTTCCTACGGTGACGTATCCGCTCGCGAAGACGTTGTGATGAATAGTATTGAAATTCTTACCGCAAAGGAAACTCAGCTTTACAACAAGCTCGGTAAGACTTCAGCTATCAACACAATTCACTCGTACCTTGTAGATACTCTCCGCACAGCTCAATCACAGGCTGTCGAAGAAGCTGCTGACTATACTAGCCTTGCGAATAACACTCCTTCACGCCTCACCAACATTGTTGAGGTTGTAGCAGTGCCATTCAAGGTGTCCCGTACACAACAGGACATTCAGCACTACCAGGGTAGCAATGAACTTTCTCGTCAAACAGAAAAGGCATTGATGGACTGGGCAAACGCTGCTGAATTTGACCTCGTTCGTTCAACTTTGACTTCAGGTGCCTCAGGCACTGCGCCAAAGATGTCCGGGGTCATCCAAGGCATTAGTAAAAGTACAACATATACTAGCCACACGTCTGGTACGGCATGGAACTCGAGTATTCTCGATGGCCTCGTACAGAATAGTTGGGATAACTCTAAGGGTGACTTAGCAACAGATATTTACATGGGTTCAATCCTACGTAAGAATACTGACTACTTCACTCAGAAGACTAACGTCGTCGTAAACGCCGCCGTTCCTGACATTATTAAGACTGTGTCTACGTATACCACTGCGTTCACTACACTTTCTGTACATACTCATCGTTTTGTACAGCAATCAGGTGACGCAACTGGTCGTGTACTCGCCTTGAATACGGAAAAATTGAAGGTAGCTGTCCTCCGCGCTCCTTACATTGATAGTACACTTGGTCGTTCAGGTGACTATGATGCAAGAGCAATCGTAGGTAAGTTTACCCTCGAAGTACGTAATCAGGACGTTAACTTCTATGCGGACGGCTTCCTAAAGGCCTAAACGTAGTTGTTTGTGCCCGTACTCACTCCAGAATGAGACGTATGGGCACAATTCTGGAAACAACTTAATTAGTTAATTAAAAGATATGAAAGAAATAAGAATCGACAACGAAGCTAGGCAAGCGCTCAAGCGTGGTGCTGACTTTGTTGCTAACATTGTAAAGAAAACTCTAGGGCCTGATGGTCGTAACGTCGCAATTGGTAGTCAGTTTGTACACCCAGTAATCACGAATGACGGCGTTTCTATTGCCCGTGCCATTGAGCTCAAAGACCCTATCGAAAACTTAGGCGTGCAGATTATCCGTGAGGCATCACAGAAGACAAACGACAAGGCAGGTGATGGCACTACTACTGCTATCACACTTGCACAGGCAATCATGAACGCTGGTTTTAATAAGTTAGAATCAGATGACAAGTTATTTGTTAACAGTAAGAAAGAAAGCAGTCTCGACATTAAGCGACAAATAATTGATGCAGGTGCACTTGTTATTTCTGAACTCAAAAAGATGGCAAAACCCGTAAAAGCACTCGAAGATTTACAAAAGGTTGCCTTCATTGCCGTTGAAGATAAAAAACTTGGTGACCTTATTGCAGAAGTTGTAGACAAAGTTGGTGCAGAAGGTGTTATTAAGGTTGAGGAAAGCGACGGTGTGGCTGTTGAATATGAAATCACCGACGGTATGGAAATCCCAAGTGGCTACATTTCACCTTACATGGTAACGAATGACGAAACACTTGAATCTGTCGTTCAGCGCGCAAATATCCTCGTCACAAACGGTAACATTGCCTCACCTGCCGAGCTTTTACCTATCATTCAAGAGCTCCAGAAGGAAAGTATTAGCGAGCTTGTAGTGTTTGCTGAAAATGTCGACAAGAATGTGATTGAGATTTGTAACCTAAACCGTATTAAGGGTGGTGTGAAGGTTCTCATTGTAAAGCCAAGCCTATGGAATAAGGGTATCTTTGAAGATATCGCCACGGTATCAGGTGCAACACTCATAGACGTGAATACTGGCATGGTGTTGTCAAAAGCAACACGTCAAATGTTGGGTAAAGTAACCTCGGTTGTTTCTACCTCAGATAAGACTGTTATCACTGGTGGTAAGGGTGACCGTGAGACAGCGATTAAGCGTCTAAAGGCAGAGCTCAAGACAACTAAAGCCCCATTTGATAAGGAAAAGATTGAAGAACGCATTGCACGCATTGCAGGTAAAGTTGCCCTAATCAATGTTGGTGCTGTGTCTAACACAGAACGTAAGTATTTGAAGGATAAGATTGATGATGCTGTAAATGCCACACAGTGCGCACTAGCAGAAGGTGTTGTAGCGGGTGCAGGACTTGCTCTCAAGGCGGTATCAGAGAAGCTGAAAAAGAACATTATCACTGAAGCAATCCTTGCACCGTATAACCAGATACAGGAAAACAGCGGTGGACTAAAGATAGCTGAATCAGTCATTGACCCTGTAAAGGTCACACGCACAGCGGTCGAAACTGCGTGTTCAGTAGCAGCAAACCTCCTCACCATTGAGGCGGCAATAGTAGACATACCAAAGAAAAATGAAAGCAATACAGGGGAAAATAATTAGGACGGTAAACCGTTACATTAAAAAGAACTACCTCGAATATGAAGCGTTTTGTGAATCAATGCGTGACATTCGTCTTGTGCAAAAGAATGAAATGGCGTCTACAGAAGACCCGAACGCATACATGAAGCAACTTGCCTACCAAGTGCCAGCGACACTCTATAACCTCATTGAGAGCAATCTTAGTACGGAGGAATTCCAGTATTTTAAGTCTATACCAGGCACAGTGTGGTTCGCTAAGACGTTCCCAGAATTTAGCCCAGCAAGTAAAATATAATCAATGAACAAAATTAAAGTTGCGTTGGCTCTCATTGTGAAGCCAACAGATGATGAAGCTAACCTACTTAAAAGATGTCTCGACAACGTCTCGCAGCATGTTGATGGCATATTCGTCACCATTACAGGTGAGAACGCCCTAACAGAAGAAGTATGCAAGGACTATAAAGCAAATATATCGCATTTCACATGGGTAAATGACTTTGCTGCTGCCCGTAACTTTAACTTTTCACAGGTTCCAAAGGACTACACACACATTTTGTGGTGTGACGCTGATGACGTATTCCGTGGATTAAAAAATCTAAAGCCTATTTTGAAGCAATACAGTGACGTGGATGTTTTCTCAGTAAACTACTTGTACCATTTCAATGAATACAAGCAGGCTGATGTCGTACACATGAAGACACAGATTGTTAAGAATGATGGCTGTGTTGAATGGGCTGGTGCACTGCACGAAGATTTTAAGGAAAACAGAGCTATTACACGCTATTTCATACAAGACATTGAGCGCCTCCATCTCACTGACGAAGACCGTATAGTGCTTGCAAAGACACGTAACGTAGAAGTATCACTTGCAGACCTTGAGAAGAATCCCAATGACCCGCGCTCATACTGGAATCTCGGTAATTCATACCTTGGCGCAGGTAAGTACGTAGAAGCGAAAGACACCTTACAGAAGTTTGTTGATAAATCAACCTCTAGTGAGGAAAAGTACCTTGCATACATTAACCTTTCAAGAATCTGTGAATGGACTGGTGATAGAAACAAGGCTATTGAGTACGGGCGTATCGCACTTGGTCTAAAACCTGAATACCCAGATGCATATCACAACCTTGGCCAGATTTACTACAATAAAGAGGACTATCGTGAAGCAGAAAAGCTTATTTTGATGGGTCTCACTATGAAGCCGCCGTACAAATCAATCATTGTGTTTAACCCACGTGATTATGATTTTACGCCGCTCATGTTGCTCTCAAAGGTGTATTACCAGCTCTCAAGACCCGACCAAGCTGTTACTTGTATTGAAGGGTGTTTGAAGATACAGCCAGGAAATACTGAACTCAAGAAGATGCTTGTTTACCTAAAGTCACAGGCCAAGATTTTTGAAACTGTAGTAAAGGTATTGGGCAAGGCAAAGAAACTCAAGTCAAAAAAAGCAATCAAGAAGCTTATTGATGAACTGCCAGAAGACCTCCAGTCACACCCCGGCATTTGTAACCTAAGGAATATCCATTTCCAGAAGACTGGATCAACAGGTAAGGACATTGTGTATTTCTGTGGTTTCACAGAGGAGGAATGGACACCTGATACAGCAAAAACTAAAGGCATCGGTGGTTCAGAAGAAGCTGTTATTTGGCTTACCTCTATGTGGGCAAAGCAGGGTTACAACGTAACGGTATATAACAACTGCGGACACAAGGAAAAGGTATTTGACGGTGTAACATATAAGCCTTTTTGGTCATGGAATTACCGTGACAAGCAAGATGTGGTTATTGTTTGGCGCAATCCTGGTATTTTGAAACATGAAATCAATGCACCAATTGTTCTTCTAGACATGCATGACGTTATTCCAGAGGGTGAAATGTCACCTGAACGTATTGCACGAGCTTCTAAGATTATGGTGAAGTCTAAGTACCAGCGTGATTTGTACAAGAGTATTCCAGATGACAAATTCATCATTGTTCCGAACGGTATTGATGCTAAGTTGTTTGATGTGGTATCAGAACGTGATAACAACCTTATCATTAACACCTCTGCTCCTAACCGTGGCATATACATACTCACACACATGTTCCGTGAGATTAAGAAGCGTCACCCAGAAGCACGCCTACAGTGGGCATATGGCTGGACTACATTCAATAACGGTTTCAGAGATAATGCAGAGGTTATGCAGTGGCGAGAAAAGCTAGAGAATGACATGAAAGAAATTGGCGTTGAAATTCTCGGCCGTCTATCTCATGGAGATGTTGCAAAACTCTACCTTAAGGCAGGTATATGGGCGTACCCTTCTGGTTTTGGTGAAATTGATTGTATTTCGCTTTCAAAGGCAATGGCAGCAGGTGCTTTCCCTGTGACTACAGACTTTGCAGCCCTTGGTGAGAAGCAAGGACATGGTGGACACTTTATTCACTCAGACATTACGTCAAACAATTGGCTCAAACCTAATCAGCACGACTTTTCTATTATCGACGAGAAACAAGTCAACGAATCAATTGATGCAGTAGTGCACTACTTGAAGAACCCACCAACAGAAGAAGCTCGTAAAGAAATGCGTAAATGGGCACAGGAAACATTCGACTGGAATCGTATATTCACCAAGTGGAATGAGGTTATTGAATTATTAAAGAAATAAATTTATGCGTATAGCCTTTGTGTGGTTCGGCATAGACGGGAGATATGGCAAGTGGAAAGATGGCTTGTGGAAAGCTATGCAGCTTATCGAACAGCAGCATGAGGTGCGGTATTTTGAGCCTAAAGAGGACATAATTGCGTGGAAGCCGGACGTTGTTTTGTTTTGGGAAGCAGCCTGCACTATAAATGGGCCAATTCCTGAATCAGACATGTACAAGAAGATACACTCATTACCTTGTAAGAAAATCCTCCTTTTTGCAGGTGGGCCATTAGAAGCAATGTGGGTGTACCAGTTTGACATGATACTTGTTGAAAGTGCAATCAATGAAGAAGATTGCGAGCGACAAGGATTGAAGTACATGCGCGCTTTTGGTGTAAATGACGATATATTTAAGCCTGCTAACTTGCCTAAAATCTTTGACGCAACCATGCAGGCAACCTGTGCATCATGGAAGCGCCAAGGGCTACTTGCAGAAGCACTCAAAGAGCGTGTTGTATTCTGTGGCCGTGACCAAAAGAGCGACCCACAACCATTTATTGACGCTAGGAAGTACTCACTCGTATTACCTGACTTGCCTATGGACGCTGTAGCAACACTCATTAACTCATCACACACAGTAGTAAATACAGCTTCATTTTGGGGTGGTGGCCAGCGCTGCACACTTGAAGCACTAGCATGTAACGTGCCTGTTATTGCTATGACTGATAGCCCTAAGAACGCCGAATACGTGAGAGAAAGCGGCTGTGGCGTTGTTTGTGAACCTACAGTTGAAGCCATACGACGAGCGGTTGATGAAGTGAAGCAAACCAATTACGGTACAAAGGGTATCGACTATATCCAGTCAAAGTGGACTGCAAGACACTATGCAGACTCAATATTACGAGCTATCGAAGCAATTAAATGAAACTAATACTTTGTGCAGGAGAAAGACACATTGAAGGCTATAAGCACCACGATGTAAAAGCGTACCCAAGTACTGATTACGTATGTGACCTATTCGATGTAGCCAAACTTGTGGGAGAAGGAGAATGCGAAGAAATCCATTTTACCCACGCACTTGAGCATTTTTCTAAGGCAGATGTCCCTAGGGTATTAGCACTAATTTATTCATTGTTAAAAATTGGCGGAAGGTTATACATTGAGGTTCCTAACTTTGCGTGGCACGCTAACCTTTGCCTTGTCGAAGGTAAAGACCGAGAAGCTATTTACTACGCATTCGGTGGGCAACTTGACCAGTGGGATTTTCACAAAACAGGGTTTACAGAAAAAATACTCGAAGAAGATTTGAGACTTGCTGGTTTCAAGCACATAGAGGTGTCTGGATACGACTCACTAAAAGCTAACTGTATAAAGTAATGCCATCATCATTTAGGGAAAATATCCCCGACATTCTAAAGGAAATAGAAAAGGCTAACCCTAAGACAATACTCGATATTGGGTTTGGCCGTGGTAAGTACGGATTGCTTGTGCGTGAATACTATCCCGATATGCAGATTGATGGGCTAGAAGTGTTTAACGCATACATTGGTGAGGTGCAACGTGCTATTTACGGTAAGGTGTATCAAGAAAATATCTTTGAAATGACAGAAATACCAGCTTATGACCTGTACCTTATCATTGATGTGATTGAGCATTGGGATAAAGAAAAGGCTCGCGAATTACTTAAAAAGCTCACGAAACACGGTGACGTTCTTGTATCTACCCCTCGTGCTGTAGGCGAGCAAGGTGCTGTGTATGGCAATGAATGGGAAAGACACGTCTCACAGTGGCAGGGGAGTGACTTTGAGGTATATCCACACAAACATTTACACAACGAACTATCATTTATTTACCTAATCAAAAAACATGCCTAAAGTATCAGTGATAACACCAACAATTAGAACAAGAGGTTTAGAGATACTAGAAAAATGTCTACGTGAGCAAACATTTCAAGATTTTGAATGGCTTATTGAACCTAACGTGCATAAATCGCAGCCAGACCTCAATGCTGCACTTAACAGAATGATTAAGCGTTCTCGTGGCGAGATTATTGTTTTTCTACAAGACTTTATCAAAATACCTAAAGATGGTATTGAGCAATTCGTAAAAGCTTTAGAGAAGGAAAAAGCATTTTACACAGCACCAGTAAACAAAACAGAGGACGAAACATTTACTTTACCCGTTATGGAGTATGACTGGCGACAGTTTAGGAAAGACAAACAGCGATTAGACTGGAAAGATTGGGAGATTGACTGGGCAGCAACAACGAAAGAGCTACTCTATGACGTTGGCGGCTTTGACGAAGAGCTTGATAAACACTGGGGCTTTGATAACGTCAACATTGGCCTACGACTTGATATAAAAGGACACAAGATATACAACTTAGACGAGAATGAGGCTCTTGGATACCTTCACAACATAGGAATCAAGCACCCTTTCATTGGAAAAAGAAACCCAATTCACCACAACATGCGACTTGACGAAATCCGTCGTGGGCTTGTTGTAGACTTCCTCAAGTAACCATAGTATAATATTGTCAATATTGTGAGAGGTGTATCCGTCCTTGCAAGAGATTATATGGATATCCTCTTTACATGACTCTACAAGACATAAACTCAAAGATAAGTTTCCTCACTGGAGCAGATACGACTTCTGGTGGTTTTGCCACCGCTGACCGTGTATCAGCAATCAACAACTATTACCAGCGTGTGCTCACGTTTATCCTCCGTTCACAAGATGAATGGGATTTTGATGACGCGAGTATTACAAGTACCTACCCACTAGCTAAGCGTAACCTTGTAGCCAACCAAGAAGACTACAAATTCAGTACGGCACAGTGGGCGCTTACTTCACCAGAAGGTGGTGCTGACGCTTCTGTTGCCGCAATCTCACCATTTAGACTCAAGCGTGTTGAAGTTTCGTACGATAGTACTAATTGGTATCAAGCATTTCCTTTTGATATCAATCAAATGTCTTCTGACAACACTACGACGACAATAAATAACTTGTTCCAGACTACGAAGCCATTTTATGACCTACAGTGGAATGCTATTTTCTTGAAGCCTGTACCTACTGCAAACGTAACAAAAGGTCTGAAGGTGTGGTTTGACCGCTCAATTACTGAATATACTTCTTCTGACCTTACAACAGGTACAAAAGTCCCTGGTTTTGACGCTAATTTTCACCAGATTTTGGCTTACGGCCCAGCTTACGAGTTCGCTCTTGCTTACGGTAAGGACAACGGAGAGTCTATCAAAGCAGAGCTCACGGAACTATTTGTTGAACTGATGGCGTTCTACGGCAAAAAGGATACTGACCGAAACTGGCAGCTTGCATCTAACTTTGGAGATAATCGCTACGGCTCATAAACATGGCACAATTTAAGATAACAATTAACAGCGTTCTTGGCGGTTGGGCTCCATCACAAAACATTGGGCTTGAGTCACAGTTCGACTCGTCTCTTGGTATTGACCCTGACATGCCTGTTACAGACAGTTCTACACGTACCTCGGGCATTATTCGACCAACAGCAACAACTAAATTTTCAGGTGGTAACATTACTGACGCACCATTGTGGTTTTTGACTAACCCTAAGGACTCGCTTGTGTATGCATACATGAAAGATGGTAAGATTGTTTCATATTCAAACACACTAGCTTCAGAAACGCTCGTTGGTACACCAACTTCAGGTGCTGGAAACGGTGCAGCATATTATGACAACTATCTTTATTTCACTACACCGACGGACGTTGCTCGTTACGGCCCTTTGAATGGTTCACCATCACTCACGAACAGCTACTGGACGTCATCACTTTCTAAAACAGCGCTTGTAAACACAACATACCCGACGATAAATGGCATACAGATGCCTAATCACGTAATGTACTACCACCCTGCAAACAATACTCTTTACTTTGCGGACGTTATTAGTGGTAAAGGCACTATTCATTACATAGCGACAACAAAGACCTCAGTTGAAGGTGATACCGACAATGGCAGCACATACGCAAAACTTACAACTACACCCTACGGGTACTTACCAACCTCAATGGCACACTATGGTACTGACCTTGTTATTGGCTGTGTTCAGGGTACAGACTCATCACTTATTCAAAAGAAAGCAGTAATACTATTCTGGGATACTGTTTCAACTGCACCCTCTAAGTCAATTGCAGTAGAATTGCCCGACCCATACGTAACAGCTCTACTCAACGTAAACGGTGTACTTTATGCATGGCTAGGAAACGCACAGGGAGGGACACGTGTTGTACGTTTCGCAGGCGGTTATTCATGGGATGAAGTAGCGTTTATTGAAGATGCTTACCCACCATTTCAGGGCGCTGTAGACCACTGGATGAACAAAGTGGTATGGGGCTCTAATTCTATCTATCCAGAGGCTTCTGCATGTGTATGGTCGGTCGGTTCTAAAAACAAAGTACTTGGTAATGGTAATCCCCTTCATAACATACTTCGCACGACCTCAACAGGCTCTACGCCACTTGCAACAGCACTTAAGTACGTTCAGCAATCATCTAACATAATCAGGCAGCCAATAGTTGGTTGGAAGGACGCTTCAGCACAAGGAATCGACAAAGTAACTACTGGTCTAAACTCAAACTCGCCTAATGAGTTCCGAAGTCAGGTGTTTAAGATTGGTAAACCATTTCAACTCATGCGCATGCGTATTTGTCTTACTAACGCAATAGCTTCTGGTGTTACTATCACACCAACATTTTATACGGACGAATTGAGTTCAAACGTTGCTGCAACAACAATAAATAACACTAATTATCCTGGCAATAAAAACATTGTGCAAAGACTCTCCAACTCCTCAACAATGATTAAAGGTCAACATAGTTTCATTCTTGAGCTCAGGTGGACTGGCTCTACACTTGCAGGTGTTACCTTACCTATTGTCATTGAAGGTGAATTGCTAAAAGACCAAAACGAATAATATGGCTATTGAATACGACGAAAAAGACACAGAAGCATTAAAGCAGGATTACATCTTGCCTGATTCGTCTACCACTTTTGACAAGTTTTTTTCAGAGCAAAATGGTTCACTTAATCTATACGGTGGACAAATGCAGTCTCCAAACTACGCCGCAGGTGAGTCTGGTTGGGCATTGTTTCCAGACGGTAGTGCAGAATTTCAAAGTGTGCGTGCTGCGCTTTCTCAGGTGATTAAGAAGTATGTATGCGGCGATGACATTACCCTTGGTCAAGCAGTATTTATTTGTAACGGTACTCAACAGTTCCAAAAATATGATAAGGCTTCAGTTAACACGAACACAGAAGAATTCGGTAACACAACAAACAGACAAAAGTTCGCAACCCTAGTCACCATGTCGTCAACGATAACAGTTGACCGAGTTAAGGTAACTCTACAAAACTTAGGCACGCCTACTGATAGTGCAGTAATTTCAATACAGGCGAATGTTGGTGGTGTTCCAAGCGGTACAGACTTGTGCACGGGTAGTATTGCAGCAGCGTCAATCACTGGTTCGGCAGAATATAACATTCAAATGAACCAAAAGGTTACGCTTACTTCTGGTGTCCAGTATTGGATAGTGCTTTCTCGTTCTGGTACTTTAAGCGCAACTAATCGCTACGGGGTTGGTGTAAAGCTAAGTGGAGGTTCAGACAAGGTATACAACGGTAGTGCATGGGCAGTTCTTGGCACTGATACTGAAATTAAACTGATTCTGACACCAGCATCGGGTGAAATTGCACCAAGTAATTCCGCTACAGCAGGTTATTTTGAAACATTTGTTGGCTTTGCTACTAAAAATAGCTTACGTACCTCACAGTGCCCTGTCATTATTGCAGGTGAGCTTACTGGAAAAACTGGATTGACGGTAGGGCACTACTATTTAAGTGATTCTTCTGGAGCTATAGGCACAAGCCCAGGCACTAACACTAGAAAAATAGGCATAGCAACGTCATCGACAACACTACTCATAACAAACATTTGGTAAATATATGAATCCAACATTAAACCCAACAAGCGACCAGTTACAAGCAAGGCTAAACCCACAGGCTGTTGACGTGCAAACACCAGCTAGTGCAGGATTTTTTCGCTCTAGTGGCGATTTTGGTTCTACTTTGTATAAAAAGCTTGATAATGGCCGTGTTCAGGCAATAAACCTTATTGGTGATAACTCTCCATTGTTTAATGGCACAGAAGACCGTGTGAAGTATGGTAATGCAGGTGGACAAGCACAGGAGGCACTAAATCGATTAAAGACCAAGTATGGTGTTGATTACAACTCTTTGAATCAGGTAAATATTGGTGACCTCTACTCGACAATGAATAAAGATGCTAATGCTCTCCAGCGTGCTGGCTTTTCAGGGCCTACAGGGTTTCAGATTGACCAAGGTGGTAGTGATTTTTTTGGTAATGCAGTATCAGCAAGTCTTGGCAGAACGTCACTAAACACAGAAGCTAATAAGTTGGCGAGTACACCTTCTACAAATCCTCCTACTGGTTCATATGCGGCTGCAACAGTACCGTCATATACAGGTAACTCTATTGTTGATTTCCTTAATAGCTCAGGGCAAGCTTCTGACTTTAACTCACGTGCTGCTCTTGCAAGTAAGTACGGCATTTCAAACTACACAGGCACAGCCGACCAGAATATAGCGTTGCTCAATAACATGCGGGGAGCACCGCAACCTTTCTCTATTGGTTCAGTGAACCCTTCAATGCCTTTTAATCTAAACTCAGGACAACAGAGCACGTTTGATACATCTGCACTTGATAAAGGTCTTACTACACAAGACGTAATGAGTAAGCGCCAGTCGTATGAAGATACAATCACTAATTACCTTAAGAGTATCAGCCAAGCACAAGCGGCAGTAAACAACACAAAAGCAGGTGAGCTACAGAACCTAGCAAACAGTATGTATGGACTTAATGGTGCAGGCGGTGCAGACACCCCTCTCCAGGGTCTACAGTTGCAACAGTACAACCGTGAGCAGGCATTCAAAACAGTGCCAGCAGAAATCGCTTTGAGTAACGCACAAAATGCACTCGCGCTTTACAAGCAGTCACCTGAGTACATGACCCAGAATCAAGCTTTGAGCACGGCATATAACCTCTTGCAGTCATACCCAGATATCCAGTATCAGTACAATCCAAACGTAAGTCCACAGCAAAACTTGCAGGCTATCCAGGCAGCTCTTCCTTCATCACAACGTTATCAGGCATCACTTGTTTCTACATATACAAACCCTCTTACGGGCAATGTTGGTCTTATTAACAAGGCTGGTGGACAAATAGGGGGCAGCTCTATCGGTGGTGGTATACAGCAACAAAGTACAGGTGGCCAGCAAGCACCAGTATCATTACAGTCTATCCCAGTAGAAATTCGTGCAGCAGTAGCTAACACAGCAGGCACTCAATACATTGACATGGGTAAGCTAAATCCATCACAGATTCCAACTGCACAGCGAGTATCAATTGGTTCAGGCATACCACTGCTATCAAAAGAAGATGCTAATAAAGTACAGGAAACTTACTCGGCATATAAATCAGCACTTGGCCTTATTAACACAATAGGTAATCTAGCAGGCCAAGTTATTACAGCAAAACCTACTGCTACTGACCAGACAAAACAATACGCATATCTAAAAGGTATTGAAGTTGCTCCATTTGTCTACACAAATCAACCTGCAAAACTTTTTGTTTCACAATTACAGGCAATGCTTTCAACCATTAGTCGTGCCACTGGCGAACGTGGTGTACTTACCGAACAAGATGTTAATCGTGTAAAAAATGCTTTGCCTGCTTACGGTGATGATAGAGATACAGCCATGAAAAAAGCTCAGATGCTCGGAGACGTAATCAAGTCTACGTTTGATGGCGCTATGGATTCTTATGTTGGTGCAAATGGAAAGATACCAAGCCAAGTCAACGACCAAGCAAGACAGCCAGCCGCAGGCACAACGACGAATGGTGTTAAATGGACAATAGAAAAATAAAACTATGCCTATCATTAAATTTAACGACGGGACAAAGGTAAACGTTCAAGGCAATCCTACTGATGCTGACATTATTGAAATTGCGAAACAATTAGGAGTTGATAAGCGCATGCAATCAATGGGCGTGCAAGGTGACTCTACGGGTGTAGGTGACCAAGGACAGGGTATGAGTCAGCCTAGTGCACCACAGAATTTTCAAATGCCACCAGCACCACAAAGAAGCGCACCTGGTGTATTTTCATCGAATGTCGGTCAAGACTCAGGTCTAACCTCGGCACTCAAAACAGCAGCTAATATACCCTTTGACGCAGCCGCTGCTGCTTACAACTTTGGAGCTGGAGCTGTTAAAGGTTTAGCTGGTATCCCAGATATTTTTAGTGGTGCAAAAGATTATTACAACGAGACAAAAGGTCTACCTATTGGCCAGAGAGTCGGCCAAGTCTTAGGAGGTCTCGGCGAAACAGCCTATCAAAGTTTTGTTCCACCTGCTGCCCGAGACATTGTAAATGCTGGGGTTAACAGTGTTGGATTAAATAACGTACTGCCAGAAGGTGTGAAGCAAACAATTGCACCAAAAACGACAGATGAGGCTCTTGCTTCAGCCCAAGAGAATATTGTCGGCAATCCTGTACAAAATATCCTACCTTTCATTATGCTTGGACGTTCAGCAGCAACACGCGCTGGACTTGGTGCAGAATTTGACGGTGCAATATCAACTCTTGCTAAACCAGTAACAAAACCTATGAATTACGCAGCTGGCAAAGGTCTTGATTTTTTGAGCTTTACTTCTGACCAACCACGTGCTGCTTTTGACACCATGCTTAATAACCGCAATCAATATCTACAACAGCTAAAGAGCAACCCGACACAAGAGACTGTATACAGCACCGCTGTTGGCGCTGTTAAAGCTGCCCGTACAAGAGCCACAGCAGGTTATCAAGCAGGTCTAGAGCAGATTTCTAAAGAATATAACGGTGTTCGTACTGGTCTACCAGACAACTTAGAGGCTCAATACCAGAAGTTTGCAAACGAATACAGTTTTGAGAATGTGCCGCAAAATATCAAAAACGTATCAGCTCTTGAGGCTTCTAAGGTCTTGAATGACGTAAATGATGCTTTGAATAGACTGCAAGAAGGCACACCCGATTATGCAAAAATTTCTATTCTAAAAAACTCACTTAAAAACAGATTTGTAGACGCTTTTGGTGGTAAAGATGGCTCATTCAACCGTTTGTTTACTAACTACAGCTCAATAACACGTGTAGTTGATATTGCAGACGATTTGATTAAAAGTCGTGTCGATAACCCAAAGACAGTAACAACAGCCCAGAAGGCTCTGCTTGACGTGTTTAATGAAAACAAGCCAGCCTACTTAAACGCAATTATTAACCTTGAGAAAATGACTGGCAAACCAATTCTTGAACAAGTCGCTGCACAAAAACTTGGTAAAAGAATGCCTGAAATTGGTAAAGTGAATAGTGTATTTGACTCAGGTGTTGCCTTAGTAAAACTCTTGGCCGCACCACTTGTAACATCACCTCGTATGGCTTCTTTCATTGCTCGAAGCTTTAAGGGCTTAAATGAAGTACCTAACACAAGTACTGGCACAAAGGGTGTTCTTATCAACACGGCAAACAATCTAAACAATAACGACAAATAGTATGAAAAAGAAACTAACACCCAGACGCATGCGTAGTATTAAAAAAGTCGCTGGACTCAAAACAAAGAAAATAAATCTTACACTCAAGAAGGTCGAAACACTCCTAAAGGTAAATAAGAATAAGTATATATAATCACATGGACAAACAAGAAAAAACACTCTATAAGACACAAAGCTTTCTAGCAGACCGTGAGCTTGCTGTTTTTGAAGAACTACAGGAAACAAATGAAAGCCTAGAAGAAGTAGAGGTTGAGCTTGCCCGTCTCAATGGGTATCTTGCTGGTAAAGGAGAAACTGGTGATGATGCAAACCTTTTTAGTGATGATGAAGTAAAAGAAATACTCGAAAAAATTAAGCCGAAACTTGGCATTAAGACTGACGCAGACATTATCAAGCTTGTATTAGCAGAGATTGCTAAAGCAAATGTCAACAAGAAACCAGTCGCTATTGATACGCCAGAAAAGGGCATAGACTACTTTACAGACGACGATATTCGGGAAATTGTTTCTAGTGTCACTAAGCAACTTGCACCATATATACCTAAAAAAGACGTTGTAGAAGATATTGGCTTGCGTCTAAAGCGCCTTGAGGAATATGAACGTGAGGAAGATGAAGAAGTTGAAGAGCCTGTACGTGCAGAGGAAATTGAAGGCCTCGCAGAGTATATCAACGTAATCGTGAGCAAGTACGTCGGCTTGTTTAGTAATAACCTAAACCAGAACCAAAATCGTGGAGGCATCTGGAGCGGTTCAGCCAACCC